CTCAACACTTTGGTATTTTCACCACCGACTAAGCCCACCATATCTATCTGGGCTTTTATCTGTGCCTCATATTCTGTGTTAGCGTGGACAATAACTTCACGAGTTGTTGTCGCCTCTACCTTAACTTCCCAAGTTCTTTCAGACATATTAATACTCCTTCAATGTATCTATTACCAGATAAATAACTATAGCTAAACTCACCACCAGATACCCTATAACAAACAGGTCGTCCATTCCCACGTCGGGCATTTGGTTACCTAAACAAACCAAAGTCTGGCAGTCAAGCATAATATCTGCCTTCCCAGTCTTTTATCTTGAACTTGTATTGCATAGCCCTCCTACGGCTACAAACAATAATACCACCAACCCAGACCTCGTTGTCTGCAACCCTCACGCGGCGTAATCTTTCACCGTGTACCTTGTCGGCTGCATCTAGAGCAAACGAACTGGATGGGTGCGGGTTGCTGACTATCGGTCTGGTGAACGGATGCTGGATAACGTACCATGAGGGATTAGCCATTATCCCTGCTCCCGCACATCAAAGTTAAACTCGTGGCGCAACCTGTCTTTTGCATCAGATAGTTCTTGTAGGTCGTGGGCAGTAACAGCTTTGATACCGCCCATGTCAGGATACAAAGCAGTCTCTAGAATCTCGTCTAGCAACTCATATACCTTGATGACAGCAACCCGCTGGTCGAGGGACAACTTTGCTATGCGGTTACGGCGTTGGATGCGGTCTTTTTCACGCAAGGCTGCGAAGTAAGCAATGCGTTCATCAGGTGTCATGTTCTCTAGTTTCTTAGCCATTTCATTTCTCCATCGGCTGTTGATTAGTAACCAATATCGGAAACAAAAAAGGGTGTCAACAAAAAAAAACGAGGCCAGAAATAAATCTGACCTCGCTTCCCAACCAACCAAGGAAACAAAGGGTAACCACTCCCCTTGCTTTTACTAAGAGTGCAGAGTAATCGCCATGAGGCAATCTGTTCTAACTCTTTTTATGCAGCGTGTTACCACGCTCAAAATCCTGTTGTTTCGGTCACTTTTCAGCGACATTCTCCACTTCAGGACTATGCTACCCTACGAACTTAAATTTAAAGTACAGACATTACTGTCACGCTCCATAATTTAAGCAACCTCGTAAGGTGTCCCTAGTTTTACCAGCTTCTCACGGTTGTTGTCAAGCCACTTTCTGCAATCATTTTCACTTTTTCCCACGAACACGGAAATGTCCATTAAGTAATCTACACAATTCTTTTTCTTCACCTGTTCGCGGTCAGTCTTTCCAATTCGAACAGATGATATCGGTGCATTGACAATCCACGAACCATCTTTGCGTTGCCATACTTCGATGGTAGGTTTCTTACTTTGTAGAGATACTTGCGTCATTATCTTCATCCAATGCTTCAATGTAAAGTTCGATTGCGTCACGCATTAAATCACCTACACTAACTTGCTCCAAGCTTTTCTTTTGCAATCGTGCAGCGTGTCCTGCTAGACTGTCATATTGTTCGACAGACATTAACAGGTTATACGTCTTCGTTGGGTCAGGTATCTTTGCCGGTCTTCCCATCATTCATTTCCTTCTTTGCAAGTTTATCTAATTTAGATTTCTTTTTATCTGGGACAGTTTTATGTTTGTATTTTTTATCCCTTAATAGTTTAGCTATAGGGTTTATTTTAATATTAAAAGACATAATAGGGTTCCCTATATGGTTACTGTTCATAATGCGTATCATGCCTGTCAAGCGTTCGTCAACAAAAAAATGTAGTTGACACGATTTTTATTGTGGGTTATTTGTCGGGGCATAGGAGAAGCCCATGACAGCTTGGCTAAAAGATTATGTGAACGGTTTGACAATTGCACCGGAAGGTCGTCTACGGATGGATTGCCCTGCGTGTGCCAAGAAGAATACCTTTAGCGTTTCAGATACAAATGGCGAACGCCTATGGTTTTGTTTTCATGCAGACTGTGGAGTTCGTGGACGGACTGGTTTCCGAATCAGAAACGATACACCCTACCATCCCCTGCTGAAGAAGACGATGCCAGTTCGCGAACCCCTTTGCGAACAAGAGTTTCAGCTTCCTGATACCGTTGTCCCTGTGTCGCGCAGTGAAGAAGCCGTGCGATACTTGAAGAGGGTCAATGCCTATGATGCGTACCTTGCTGGTCGTGTCGATATTCGTTATGACTTCCGCATGAACCGTGTTGTTTATCTGATTAAAGATGGTAGGCGAACAGTTGATGCGGCAGGTCGTAGTTTAGTTAATGCCAAACCAAAATGGTGGAGATATGGAAAATCAGGTAATCCTTTCGTTTGCGGCTCCAGCCGTGTCGGAGTTATTCTGGAAGACTGTGCTAGTGCTTGCAGTGTATCTAGTTTTCTTTCGGGGATAGCCCTCTTGGGAACCAACCTACAAGACAGTCACTTGCCAACTTTGCGTCAGTATGATAGATTGCTGGTCGCTTTGGACAAGGATGCTACAAAGAAAGCCCTCGAACTGGTTCGCAGGCTGCAGGCTATACGGCCTACTAATTTAATTGTTTTAAACAAAGATGTGAAAGATATGACCAATGATGAACGACACTCAACCTTCGAGAAATATATCAATTGAACTGCAGGTTCTGGGATTCATTTTAAACAATGATTTCTATAACAAGGTAAAGAACATTATATCCCGCGACATGTTCGAGGGACGCTATGCAACCCTGTTCGATACCATCACTTATGCCCACAAGAACTACGCCACGAACCTGTCGCGTGACCAGTTGGATTCCCTGTTCATGGACAGGAACCCTGCTATGCCTCACAGTGCAAAGCAAGAAGTCTTTGAAATCATTAGCCAACTTAGCGAACACGTTAGTGAAGCAGGTGACCTAGAGTTAGACGTGACCAAGAACTTCTGGGTTCGTGACCGTGCAAGACAGATTGGGGAGAAGGCTATTGCCATCTTCACTGGTGAGTCCGAACACTTTGGCGAACTCAAGACCCTGATTGATATGGTCGAAGATGGTCGCATGTCCGACAAGACAACCTACAGTGAAATGGACAAAGACTTTGTTCAGCTAATGGAAGAAGAGGTTGGCGAACCAGACTTTCCATTCACTTGGGACTTGATGGCAGAACACCTTGGCGGTATGGACAGAGGTAACCTTGGGATTATCTTTGCCCGCCCCGAAGTGGGGAAGACAACCTTCTGTGCCTTTGTTGCCGCTAGTTACGTCAAGCAAAAACATAAGGTAGTCTATTGGGCGAACGAGGAACCGGCAGAAAAGATAAAGCTAAGAATTATCCAAAGCTTCTTTGGCTTGACACGAGAGGAAATGGCTGCAGGTGCGGATGCCTTGTCCCATCGTTACGCAGAAGAGATTGCCCCATACCTCACTGTGATGGATTCGGTTGGCACATCAATGGAAGAGCTAAACGAATACGCCCAGCTAAACGAACCGGACGTAATGTTCTGTGACCAGCTAGACAAGTTCAAGGTATCGGTGAGTTCAACCGTGGGGATGAACGCCTAAAGGAAACATATGTCGTGGCTCGTGAGATTGCCAAGCGTAACAAACTACTGGTGTGGTCAGTTAGTCAGGCAAGCTTTGAGGCACATGACAGGCAGTTCATCGACTATGCTATGCTAGACGGTTCGCGAACCGGTAAGGCTGGCGAGGCAGATGTTATCATCGGTATCGGCAAGACCGGTACGTCAGAAGAAGAGAACACCACACGGCACATCTGCATTTCAAAGAACAAACTCAATGGTTGGCATGGTATGTTTACCAGCCACATTGATGTGCAGCGGGGGGTGTATTACTGATGAATGTCTTGACCTTTGACGTGGAAACAACCCACAAACCCAAAGCCAATGGTTCGACAACTGCCTTGCCATACTTCGGAAACTCTTTAGTTTCAAACGGTTACAAGTGGTTGGGCGAGCAGCACGTCCACTATCACTGCTATTACCACAGTGTTCGCGAACCGCATGAGTTCGCCTTCGAACTGTTCCAAGCTGCTCTTGACAAAGCCGACGTGGTTGTGGGACAAAACATAAAGTTTGATTTATCTTGGATTCGCGATTGCGGGTTCGTTTATGAGGGACACGTATATGATACAATGGTTGCAGAATATATTCTTGCCCGCTCCCAGAGGTGGCCTCTTTCACTTGCTGCTCTTGCAGAAAAGTATAGTGATGTGCAAAAAGAGAAAGACCTCGTTGCGCCGTACTTTAAAGAAGGCAAAACATTCTACGACATACCTTGGGAAATAATAGAAACGTATGGAAAGGCTGATGTCATTTCCACAGAGCAAGTAGCCCTTGCACAACTCGAAGCCTTTGGCACTACATTTGAGGAACTATTCAATGAACAACCAAACACTCTTGCCCACTTTGCGTCTGTCGCTTGAGATGACAGATGTGCTGTCCCGCATCGAACGGAACGGCATCAAGATTAATAGACAAACACTATCTGACATTCGCCGCGAATACGAGGATGAACTGTTTACCCTCGAACGGCGGCTACAAGAACTGGCTGCGGAAGCTATGGGTGACACCCCCATCAACCTCGACAGTCCAGATGACCGTTCCAAGCTGTTCTATTCCTGTAAGGTAAAGGACAAGTCCCGCTGGGCTGGTCTGTTTAACTTGGGTCACGAGATTCGCGGTGCAGGACGCAAACCAAAACGCCGCACACGGATGAGTCGTGCCGACTTCAAACGCAACGTTGTAAACGAGACGGATGTACTGTTCAAGACCCGTGGCAGTCAGTGTACCGATTGCGGCGGCGTAGGACGCTATACAGCCCGCAAGAAGGATGGAACACTAGGTAAGGCTATTAGAATCTGTAAGCCCTGTCAGGGAGCCGGTGTGCGCTATACATCGACTGGTCAGGTTGCAGGGTTCAAGCTGGTTCCTCGTGACCCCTACGATGTGGCTGCCGCAGGATTCAAGACAGATAAAGAAACCCTAGAGAGTATGTTCACATCCCTGAGAGGAGAAGCCCGTGAATTTGCAGAAGCTTACATTAGATACAGTGCGGTTCGCACCTACCTTCGTTCGTTTGTCGAGGGCATGGAAAACAATATGGATGGCGAGGGTTTTATACACACAGAATTTATGCAGTGTGTTACGGCGACGGGTCGCCTTTCGAGCCGCAATCCTAACTTTCAGAATATGCCACGAGGTACTACCTTCATTATACGGCGGGCTGTTGAAAGCAGGTTCGAGGGCGGTTCGATACTCGAAGGGGATTATGCCCAGCTAGAGTTCAGGGTAGCTGGTTTCCTTGCAGATGATGAGGGTATCAAGACTGATGTGGATGCCGGTACAGATGTACATAGCTATACTGCCAGTGTCATAGGGTGTTCGCGGCAAGATGCCAAGGCTCACACATTCAAACCTTTGTATGGCGGTGTGTCTGGTACAGATGACCAGAAACGATATTACAATGCGTTCAAGGAAAAGTATAACAATGTTACCAAGTGGCACGAACATCTGCAGAAACACGCGGTAACCAAGAAGTACATCCAGCTTCCTTCGGGCAGGCAATACGCTTTCCCACATGCAAAGTGGACAGACTGGGGTGCAGCAACAGACCGCACCGCCATCTGCAACTATCCGGTTCAAGGGTTTGCAACTGCTGACCTGCTGCCTATGTCCTTGATTATGTTAGATAAACGAGTTCGCGAACTAAACCTGCGTTCGGTTATCTGCAACACGGTTCACGATTCCATCGTCATGGACGTGTATCCCAGCGAGGAAAAAAAATGTATTGACGTGATGGCTGAATGTATGTTAGCTATCCCGTTGGAATCAAAGAATAGGTATGGGATTACCTATGATATGCCAGTTGGAATCGAACTAAAAATGGGTAAAAACTGGCTTGACTTGGAAGAGGTATTAACTGTATAATCCCTTTACGCTTAACACTCATAGAAAAGGAATCTACGATTATGAGTAACGAACTTGAAATGTTAAATGATGAAATGAACACCTACCTGACAGCATTCCAGTCAGGCAATAAAGAAGCACTCATGGAGATGAGTGGACAGGCTGACCCAAACAACAAGCCTAAGATGGGTTTGCCTAGATTGAATATTAATTATGACACAGAAACAGATGATGGCACGTTGCTGCGGCGCGGTGCATGGCGCATCTGGAACGGTTCAGCCCCTGTCTACTCAGACAAGGTACAAATCCGCCCCTTGCTGCGAACCTTCGAGTGGTCTGTATGGGACCAAGAGGAAGGTAAGTTCTCCTGTAAGTCTGTGCAGAAGCGAAAGCTAGCTGGTGAATTCCCTGATACATTGGGCGGTAATAAGTGTGGTCGTCTGTCACGTCAAGAAGAAGAAGCTCTTGGACAGGATGACCCTCGTGTGTTGTTGAGCCGTTCGGTTAGCTGTAATCAGGTAATCTACGGAATCATTGACGCACCTGAAGCAGCATACGCAGATGGTACTGCTAGCACCTGTAGAGCAGATGCCGTTCATGGCATACTTCAAGCGTTCTGGATACCGTCCTGTAAATGACTTCATTCAGAAGCAGCTTACAGACCGTAAGATTCTGATGCACAATGCTCTGATTGAACTCACAACAGAGAAGCAAAAGAACGGCGGTGTAATCTACTGGACACCAAAACTTTCACTCGTGAAAGAGGTGACGGATACAGATGCTGACAAAGCCTTGATGAAAGACTTTGCTGATACTGTCAACGCACACAATGAGTCTGTGTTCGCTGAGTACAAGAACGCTCAAAAGGCAGCAGCATCATCAGCAGACATTGACCTGTCAGCACGGTTAGCTGGCTAGCATGATACAACTCGTAGAAGTCCAAGACTTCCTACAGAAAGCGGGGCGGGGAGAGATTGACTCTTCTCGCCTCGAACATCTGATAGAACAGTTTGGCGAGGATTGTAAAGCAGCAATGCGAAAGCAGTTCTCTAGTAGGGGAGACTACCGGGTTCGTATGTCTGGTGTAGGTCGCCCTTTGTGTCAACAGCAACTTGAGAAACAGGGCAACAAACAAGATGTTGCCTACAATGATATCGTGCGGTTCGCAACTGGTGACCTTTTAGAAGCCTTTGCAATTCTTGTGATGCGGGCTGCAGGATTAGACGTGGTTGCGGAACAGAAGAAGTGTTCCCTCGAACTGGGTGGACAAACCGTCAACGGAACCCTAGACATCATCTTGAACATCGATGGTGAAGAAGAAGTCTGGGATATCAAGACAGCAAGCCCGTGGTCTTTCGACAATAAATTTTCTGGGCGCGGTGGTTACGATGTCATCAAAGAAGATGACCCCTTTGGTTATGTCATGCAGGGACACTTATATGCTGAGTCAGAAGGTAAGCGGTTCGGGGGATGGATTGTA